TTGACCAGCCGCCAACAGATTCTGAATGTCTTGGTAGTCAGCTTGAGCCATTGCCGGAGCAGCCATCGTAGCGGCTTGCTGTCGGGCGCGTTCGTCAGCGTAGTTCTGATAAGCCAATTGACCAGCGGTGTTTGTCAGTTGCTGTGCAAATTGACCAGAAGCACGATCTTGCAAAGAACCCATTGCGCCAGAGCCGTAACGACCAGCCTTAGATGCGGCAGAACTAATGTCACCGATTGCTTGGTTAAATTGGGCTGTAGCGGCTTGAGCAGCAGGGGTGAAAGCACCTTGGAAGAATGGATTGCCACTCAGGTAATTGCCGCCAATAGTGCCTTGCAGTTGTTGCTGTGCTTGACCAACCAGTGGGCTACCCTGCAATGCTCGTGTCTCCAATGCTTGCAAACCAGTTTGAGTGGTCTGAGATGGAGAAACATAAGTCTGACCGGGGTAGTATTGTGGGCCACCAGATTGATAAATCCGTTGCGCCTCGCTCAACCCGTAGCCTAAGTACGGTTGAATTGTTGGGTCAATTGTGGATGTGGTTGTAGTCGCCATGTTTCACTCCTAAAAGTTCGGATTCCATAGCGGTTGATCCACGGAATCCATTATATACACTTTAGCCAACAATGACATACGCATACGTCTTGTTTGCTGTTGAATTTGCAAAATGCGTCAAAGTAGCAGAACCCTTAGATTGGGCACTTGCGTACACAGAATAATCACCAGCGGCATTTGTTCCGTTTGACGATGCAAAGCTGACAGTCACAATCGCAGAGGGCGTTGCTGGCCTTGTTGGGCTAGTTGCTGTCGGCAGTTGCTCAATTGAAACTGTTGTGCTGGTAGTACACCACATGATCTCAACATAGTCGTTTGCACTCAACTCAACCCAAAAGTTCATTGCCGCAATCAAGTGACCATCCACACTCCCATGCTTGTTCGGCACAGAAAAACGGCTGTTTGAGTTGGCGATATTTGTCCCATTCTTGCGGAACCAAATATCTATATCCTGAATTTGCGAATCAGTATTAACAAACTGAAAACTAAATTGCACATTATAGATGCCGTAACTCTTGACTGTTATGCGGCTATCGCTGGCAATGCTGATCCCATGAGCAAAGTCTGTTGTTCCAAACTTAACCGGGTAAGCAGTGGTTGTAGATGCCGCAGTCTGGTCGGTGGAGTCCTGAAAAGCACCATAAGGCGTTGAATCAGTAAAAGCCGCAGCAGAGAACGGAATCAGGATGATCTTGCTGTCAGGGCTGATTCGCTCGTCATAAAGCGTTGTGGTTGTGGCATTACCAGTGGCAAGGGTAATTGTCCCGGTATTGTTCGTCTTGCCGTTCATGATGCCATTGACGACCTCAGAAATAGCCCGAGGGTCTTGACCAAATGGAGCAAGTGATCGGAACATCGTTGCCATTAACGACCACCTTGACCAGACAAATCAATGTCCATACCAACAGCGGTTGTCCAGTTCGCCCCCGTAGGAGTTAACTTAAACCGATGGTAGTTTCCATTTGACCGCAAAGAAACGCGGTTTTCAGAATCAGCCGCAACAGCAGTGCCAAACGCTGGCTCTTGACTTAAAAGCGTCCTAGAAGCCACGGAAACAGTCGCAGAGCCGTTATCTACTTGCGGCCTAGCCAATGTCACAACCGAGCGACCACCAGCGTTTATATCGCCTGTAATCAGTTGACCAGTAGCTGGCGCTCCGTTGTAGGTCACGACATAAGCGCCAGAAGTACCGCCAAGGAAATACTTGCCACCCATGTAAAGAATTGAGTCAAGGCTTACAGGCAGAGCATCAATACTGGCAGAAATAGAATCCAAGTTCTCAAGCGTTGTTGCAGATGTTGAAGCATCTGAGATGTAATCAGCGCCAGCATTGCCATAAGTCCACTTTTGTGTTTTGAAGTTGTAAATGATGAGTTGACGCTGTGCAAATGTGGTTTTGAAGTTCCAGATAATCAGCTTGCGAACAGGGTCAACAGCCGCACTCATTGAGTCAAATGCACTTTCGTCAGCATTGGTGAAGAACCAGCGATCCACCTTCTCAGCGCCAATCGGCAGAACTTGCTGACCATCACACATATAAAAGCCATCGTCAGACAAGAAGAACGACACGCCTTGGGTTTGTGCAATCGAGCCAGCAGCAATACAACCTTTACCGCGAGAGATGTTGTCAAACTGGAAGATGAAAGGCGTACCCACATAACTCATGCGGGAGATGCCTTTTTCCAAAAACACCAAGCCAAATTCACCGCCACGGATGCCAACAATTTGACCGCCATCAGGAATATCTTGGTAATCGGCTTGAGTGACTTGGCTTGAACCCCAAGAAGTCTCGGCATTGATACCAGACCAGCGGACACGGGCAGGGTAAACAGTGCTTGATTCAGTTGTAAACGCAGTGACCACAAAGTCACGCACAACAGTCAAATACTTGCAAACAGGCGCAGAGGCGGCAAGGTCAGCAAAAGCCGTTGATGTTCCCAATGTGTAGGCTTGCATTGGATCACTGTTGTTTGTCCCAATAATCACATTGCCAAACTGAGTGAATCGGAAACGGTCATTGTTTGAGTTAGGCGTGTAACCACCAGACTTTGAAACATCAGTCAGCGCACCAATGCCAGAAACATCATAAATCTTGGTTGAACCAGCGGCAAACAGTTTGGTTGTGTTTGTTGGTGTCTTACCAGCAACAAGCGTTGTCAAGTTCTCAGCGGCAGCGGCAGAGAATGTAGCGGCACTAGGCAAAGGCCCGTAGCCAATCGCTTGAGAGACAACATTCTTGGCATCAGTCAATGCGCCAGAAATCCCCGGCTGATCTGGCATCCATTCGCCAAATGTTAGTTTTGTAGTAGCCATGTGTTATTTCCGTTTGATTGCTGTGTCCAAGTGTTGTTTGAACTAGATACAACAGTCCATGTGTTGTCATCCATCACAATGTTTGACCAGTTATCACCAATCCTTACGCCATTGCATGAGACAGTGCCAGAAGCAGTAACGCTTGCTGAAAAATCAAACACAACAGAAGAATTAGCCGAGAAGTCAACAGGGCAGTCAACACTGGCAACACCATTAGCATAAAAGCCACCAAGGGCAGAAACAGTCGCAGTCGCTTCAATCTGTGCCGCTGCCTCTTGAACAATCGAGCCAGCACAAGAAACAGAGGCAGAACAAGTAACGCTTGCCGCCCCATATTCAACTTGTATCGCAGACGCAGAGAAAGATGCGGTTGCCGTTACAGACGCAGAAGCAGACTGAATCCTACTGGCAGAAACCGAGACAGATGCGCTTGCAGATACGCTACCAGCGGCATCCCAAAGAGTGACAGATGTTATGTAGAGATTGCTATCCAGCGTGAGCGTCAGATCATCAAGACTAGCCTTTAGCTGGTCAAGACTGTCTATCGTCCACGGTGGGAGCAAGTCAGCCATTATGCAAATGTCACGCTAAGTGAGCCAATAGCAACACGGAAAACATCACCAGTTGCAATCGTTTTAGATGCGTCCAAGGCAGTGTGATACAGCAAGTTACCAGAGGTAGATGCGTCACGGATGCCAACATAAGAGACAGTCCCCCAAGAGCCAGTGGCTTGAGGGAATTCAATTGCGGCAGTGTTGGTAGACACGCCATTAGAAGGCGCACCGAATGTAATTGATTGACGAGCGTAGCCGTTGCCAGTTACTTCAGTGCCAGTGTCGGCATCTGTAGGATCATCAGTGTAAAGAGCCAAATACACAGTCGTTGGAGTTGTGTAGGAAGTGTTGCGTAGAGTCGCATTAATCAGTGCGTTCTCTAAGTAGTTAGACATTTCAGCCATGATTTACCTCACAGAGTTGTTTTGATTGCAAGCGGTACGCCTGAATACTGACCTTGCTCGTCAGAACGGATAATTGATGCGAGCGCACGATCAAACATAGTTCCCCATGTGTTGACTCTTGCATCGTTCATCAAATAAGGCTCGGCTTCAAGCAAAGAGCCATAAAGCAAAACATCAGGCGTATTTGCCAAGAAAACATTGCTTGTATTTGTGTCGCTCAAAAACGCAGGGGCTGCAAAGTAAAGCATCTTTACTGTATATACAGCATCAGGAACTGGAGCGAGTTGGAAGTCATTAGCCAAGACTGTGTAATCCAATGGCTTGCCTGATTCCCATGTTCGGGTGTTACGGCTAAACGCAGAAGGGCTTGCGTAGTTCAGCGGTTGTGGAGGATTGCCGTTGATAACCAAGTCACGCACTTCAAGGAAGTCGCTTGGCAGTTCCACAGTGCTGTCAGCCGCAACAGTAGAAGTCGTGACAGATTTGAGCATCTGACGAATACGCAGATCACGGCGCAAACGAGTCTCTGCCAAACGGATAAAGTCTGGAATCTGTGTGGTCAGGTCTGAACGGGCCAGATAACCAGCGATGGTCGTCTGTAAATCAGAGTAACTTGTAAAACTCATTTAGATTACTCCCGGACGAGTACGCCATGCACGATTGTCTGGGTTGTTAAGCCAGAGTGCAAACCGAGTGTGGTCAATCACATGAAACCCACGCAAAATGCCAGCCTTATTCAAGTCATCAATGACGGTGAATGGAACTGAGCCAATCTTGTTCCCATACAACTCATTAGACCATTTGGCCCGTTCATCGTAACTGTTGAACTCTTGTTTGTTTCTCTCAACAATGTCAGAAACATCTTGAACGGTTTGAACAATCACGCCACCTTCACCATCGGCGTGAGCAACAGATTTGCGAAATGTAGGGTTTTCCATGATTGCAATTCTATCATTGGCGTGATAAAGAAAAAAGCCCCCCAAGGTTTCCCAAGGGAGGCTTTGGCTAACTTTCGTTAGATTAGCTCAGGTCAGCAATGATGCCGTGAGCAGCTTGGTTTTTTACTTCCAAGGTCAATTCAGCCAACAGTTGAGTCTTCTCGCTGTCACCTGTCTTAGCCAATTCAATGGTTTGGAAGGGACGCAAGTAGGCCACAGCAGCCATGTCAGGATCAACCACGAAAGCAGTTTCGTTGCCGCTGTTTGTGCTGTTCATAAAAATGTTCGGAACAATCGAAATTACTCCGAAATCACTCATGTACAGGTCAGCCGCGCCCACAATAGTAGTAGGTTCGTTTGCAGGAGCCATGTAACGCTGTGCGGCGATACCAGCAAAAGCAGACACGGTTTGTTTGTGGGTGGGGTTAACCATCAACACTTTAGGCGAGCCGCCAGAAGCATACACTTCAGCGACCACAGTCTTCAAGATTGCCTCTGTGAAGGTGCGGTTTGTGCCGTTGGTACGAGCAGTAGTGCCACCCGAACCAGCCACGCCATCAGTGCCAAAGTCGCCGTTGCTGGACAACCATGCTTGCAGACCGCCCAAAGTGCGAGCAGTGCTGGAATCACCAGCGGCAGACACTTGGTTGGACAACAGAGTCAATTCGATGTTCCGCTTAAGTTCAGCCGAAACTTTTGCAAGCTGGTATGCTTTCTCAGATTTTCGACCTGCTTTGTCAACAGCT